CAGGGACAAAGCGCCTCCTCAATTACGCGGACGAGAAGTTCACGAAACACGGTTGACCGTACACGCATGTCACGCGAATCCCCTCTATAACCACGCCATCGAGCGATCGCTTGAACTGCTCTAATTACCGTACTCTTCCAAACAAGATTGAGGTCAAGTCGTTCAGGACAAACGTATGACTCCCCACAAGTGGCCCATCCACGGTCAATGCCACCAGGGAGAACTTGAGCCCAATTCTTGCTCGAAAGATCTTCACACACCCGTACAATAACCTCGTACGGTTCCATGTCAGTCTCAGATTCATGGCAATCATCAACAGGTTTATTTCTACACACCTTATGAGGACAACCCGCATACCGACGGACAGCTTCCCAGTAGCGCCGCCGGTACCTGGAGGGAGACCACCTCCAATCTTCGACTGGTAGAGGGCCGATCTGTGAAAGCATATCTGACACTTGCACAGAAGCATATCGGCGCTCTACTTCCCTCCGGTCGTGAAGGATCGTCGATTCGTCGTAATCGTCAGTAACCATATTGACTAGACGGTAAGAATGGCCGGCAGACATCGGTTCGATATCACAAACAGGGGGGGGACCCTCCTTGAAACTCCAATCGAAGTATCCGGCACCTTCCAAACCGTCTACGATAGAGGACGAGTAAGCACTAAGTTGACATAGTGATAACTTATCGTAGTGTCCATGGATAGAACGCAAACCCACACCTCCTAATTTTCGAGGAAGGTAGGCTGGTAAATTCAAGCGTTTTACCCATGAACGCAAGCCAATAGTCGCGTAAGTCATAGAGCGACATAACTGTCGTCCACACGGGCCACCCGCATTGTGTTCAATAATGGCACCAGCCTTAACCCACGTTGGAACCTCGGGCTCATTGAGGTCCTGATTAGGGGCGTCGACATGGCGTAACGACAACCAAGAGAAAGAAGGTAACAACTCTTCTCGGTACCCGTATACACCTGAAAACACCCAATAATCACCGATCAAGGTCTTAGATTCATTAATTTGAACCTGCAGGGAGGTCAGTATGACACGAAGCCTTTCGTACCAAAATAACGGCGCAACGGCTAACAGATCGTCACCGTTAATAAGCGCATCTACTTCGATACCTGTATCGCGATTACAGGCATCTACCGCATAGAGGTTGAGCGCATTGAGGAAGAACCAAGAGGCTGGCATGCCCATGAGGATGCCGCGGACGGTACGATAATCGCCCATGCTATCAGTTAATAACGCAGACGATAAACATGCCGGCCACATACCCGCAGCAGCCTCGGCCAACACACCACTAGGGGCTATATGGGGCCATAGACCCTTAAGAACCGTTCGACCAAACCAAAAAGGCATCAAGTCCGTTGCCGTAGATAAGTCTAATGATATAGGGACCCAACCCTTCCGCAACCCGGCCTGAATAAGGCGCACACAATGTTCAGAACGAGATGCAGAAAGTGAACGGGCCACTCGCCTATCATTAAACAAATACGGAAACACACGTGATCGTAAGTAGTGTGCAGCAACAAGGATAGGCATATACGCGGGTGTGACAACGCGCACTTTACTACCCTTGTCAGGCACAACTTCTACACGACCACGCAGCAACGTCCCAGTGCGTTGGGCAACACGAGAAGCTCTCCAAGCTCGTACAAAAGCAATATAACTCCGACACATGCGATACGCATCGTCAGAATGTATATACTCATATACACAGTCAGGAAGTTTGACCTCTCCATAAAAGAACTCGCCTTCAACGAGCTCACCAAGAAAGCCTCCTTCTTTAACTGACCGATCGTAAGTAGCAGACGTACTTAACGGTAACTCGAACGGAGTACGACGCGGGCGATACTTCGCACCCCATGTCTCAGCCCATTGACGAATATCATCAACAGGGCCGGGACGCGAGGGGCGGAGCAAACGCTGTCGCAACTCAATCTCGTGTTGTCGCTTATCACCAGGACACCGCGGCAATGCCCGGGGCAACGACGAAAGCACATGGATCAACGCCTTCGGAGCCATAACAAGAACCGAGGTCAGGGCTTCTACAAGAGAATGTAGAGGACCAGGTTCTTGACACAACTTCTTAAAGGTCTTAGCCGCCTCGTGACGAGCATCAGCATGAGAGGACGGAACAGCCCATGACTCATAGATCTCACTGATAACTCGCCACCAAAGGACCTCGACCTGCCGAAGCTGCCGAAAAGGGATTGACCCATCGCCAGTCATTGTGGCATGTTTCACATCAGGCGGGAACGCACGTCGGTAACCATTAACCAACGGTCCCTTGGAAGCCTGGACCGGTTTAATACTCGATGAGAGCGCCGCCCACAGGACACGATACATGTCCCACAAGCAGCGAACAGATTCATCGTCGCGTCGAAAACCGATCGAAGATAACCAAAGAGCACGTAAGATAAGTTGTCGGCGCGGCGTCACCCGAAAACCGTGGAAGAGAGGCGTTTGCGAACAATACTTCGCATAACGAGATTCCCAACAACGTGTTTTGAACCATCTGATGTGAGGAGCGAGTGCAACACGTGGGTCAGCCAGAATACAACCGGCAACACCCGTGGAGCACACACCCCCGAACTTCCTTTTCTTCTTCCTCACTGACCAATCCAACCTATACGATAGATCGAAAGGTATATCAAACATCGCTAAATTTAACTGACGGGCACGAGCGTATCGAACACGATCCGACAACCCACCAGAGAACGATAAAATAGAAAATTTACGCCCTTCGGGGCGCAACCGTAGGGGAAACCCTACGGGGGTATG